GGTCTCGGTCTGAGCGGTTTGGAAGACTTCCAGAACCTGCAGGTTGGCTCCATCAACATCACACCCAACTTCTTTGGTGCTGTCGGCGCTGATCGGATCCCACCGATTGTTGAGCGTTATCTGACCGGGCTAAGGATTTCTGGCCCAGGTAACATTGCAATTAAGCGGAGCTGATCATGGGCATGAGTTACGACGTTGTTGCTTACGAGCACGTCAGCGACACGGCAGCACATACCGGCGATTTCGTCGGCTTTGTTGCCTACAAGGCCACAACCATCAGCTCTATGACTGCTGAGCAGGTTTCTGGCAATGCACTGACCAGCATGGACATTGCGGCAGGCACTGAGGTCTACATCAGGTTTGAGTCAATCACCTGCGCAAGCGGCGCTGGCCTGTTTCTGTATAAAGCCTGATCGATGGCCCTTGGTGATCTGATCGCAAAGGCATTGCCTAAGGCCTTCACCAAGGTGGGCACAGAGGTGACGTTTCGCAGCGTTGCCGCTGGCGCTTACAACACAACAACCGGCACGGTTGCAGAGACCAACACCGACACCGAGCACACGGGCACGCTGAGCGACGTGACCTTGCGTGAGGTCAATGAGCTGATTCAGGCGGGCGACAAGATTCTTACGGTCCCGGCATCTGAGTTCGCCTCGCGGCCAGACAATAAGGACAAGATCGTCATCAGCACCGTTGTGCATCAGGTCATCACCATCAGGGTTGAGGAGCTAAACGGTGTAGACCTGCTGTATGAGTTCGTCTTGAGGGCATAGCGATGGCCAAAGAGATCCCGCTAGGCGATATCCCCGACTACCTGCAGGAAAGCGTCCGGATCGTTGTTGCCGCGGCCACGTTGGAGGCAGAAGGCCGTCTGAAGGTGGCCACGCCTGTGGGTGAAACTGGTCGTCTGCAGAATTCCTGGCAAAGTGACACGCCGTTGCCGGGCGACAAAAACCCGAAAGGCGTAGTCACCAACAACGTTGAATACGCCGAGCCCAACATTTACGGGACCGCGTTGCCACCGTCTTGGAAGGGCAAATACAGAACACGGCAGGGCACAAAGCCTGGGTTCCCTGATCTGATTGCTAAGGAGCTTGAGACCTGGGCCCAGGGCGAGTTTCAGAAGATCCTTCGGAGGGCGTAATGGCTGCTGCAGACCTAAACACCATTCGGTCCGTTATTGAGGCCAGGTTGGCCACAGAGCTGGCAGGCAGCCCGGTCATCCCGGTGGTGTTTCACAACATGCCCTACACGCCGACGCCAAACAGCAGCTGGGTGCAGTGCCTCACATCCTTCGGGAACAATGAGTTTTTAAGCCTGGGTGGCACCAGCGATTCAGACAACCGGATTGTCGGTGTTGTTGTGATCAATATCTTTTCAGCTGCAGGTGTTGGCCCTGGCGCGAATTATGTGATTGGTAAACGGGTTCGTGACCTTTACAATAGGGTCAACGTGTCGGGGGTTTACTTCGACGCTCCTATCGGCCCAGAGGTTCTGGCCTCACCAGCTCCTGAGGGCTACTTTCAGACTCAGGTCCGTGTGACCTTTGAATTCATCGAGGAACTCTGACCTATGGCTTTTTATCGAGGCGAAGAAGGGAGCGTCAGCTTTGACGACGCAGGCTCCAGCAATTCAACGATCACCAGCACCCGATCCTGGTCTCTGACCCTTGATAAAGAGGTTTTGAGCACCACCGTGATGGGTGACACCTACGGCGGCAACGTCGGCGGGATCATTCAGGGCAGCGGCAGCGTCGAGGTGATCTACACCGCTTCGTCTTCTGATGAAACGGCCGCGTTCATTGATCACATCAACACCGCAACTGACGAGGGCACCGCATCGTTTGAGTTGTTCCTAGACACCAGCGGCGACAAGAAAATCAGCTTCGACGGTGTGGTGACATCAGCCGATCTATCGGCCACCGTGGGCGAAATCGAAATCATCACCGTTAACTTCACAACTAACGGTGCCATCACCACCGCTATCTGATCATGGCTTTTTATCGAGGACAACAGGGCACCATCAAGTTCGACAAGGACGCAGATGGTGCAGCACTTGGCGAGATCGCAGCCGTGCGGTCTTGGTCTCTGTCGGTTGAAAAAGAAGTTCTGGAAGTCACCGACCACGGCGACACCTTCCGGGCTTATGTAGGCGGCCTGGTTAGTGGGTCTGGCTCCTGTGAAGTGCTTTACGACGCACCGAGTGCAGGCGACAAGCTGGATCTGTTGAACGAGGCATTGACCACAGAAGACCCAGCAAACGCAAACTTTGAGCTTTACCTAGACGAAACTGGCGACAAAAAAATGTCGTTTGCTGCTCTAGTTACCGGCGCTGAATATAGTGCTACCGTTGGTGAGATTGAAGTGATTACGGTCAACTTCACTGCTAACGGAACTATTACCTCCGGTATTTGATGCCTGCGACACAACGAACCGTTGATCTGCTGGTTGGGGCGTTTGATCTCAGCCAGCGTCGGAAGTTTGTCCTTAAAAACGGCGATGGTGACCCCATCGTCGATTTGTATTTCAAACCGATCACCCGTTCAGATCGCAAGCGTGCCCAGAATCTTGCGGGCAGCGAAGAGGCTCTGGACCTGTCCACCCACATGCTTTGCCAGATGGCGGAGCTGGAAGACGGCACAAAAGCGTTTGCGGCTGCTGATGCCCCCAAGCTGCAACGTGAGCTGCCTGAGTCGGTGCTCAATGAAGTTGAGCTGTTCTTGTTTGGCCTCGGTGCTGATACCGATCTTGAAGACGCAAAAAACGACTAAAGCAGGACAAGTGGACTTTCTATGAGTTCCACCTGGCCTGCGAACTGGGAATGACCGTAAGCAGGCTTCGCACTGAACTAACTGATGCGGAGCTTGTTTACTTTGCGGCCTTCCATCAAATCAAGGCTGAAGAGGAACAGAAGGCAATAGATCGCGCAAAGAACAGTCGGCGGTAGCATTGAATTACTGCTGGTCAGGCCGTGGCTGAATCCGTCCTTAGGTTCAGGGTTGAAACTAAAGACGCGAACCGCCAGGTTGCTGCCCTTAGGGCACAGGTTGAACGGTTAGAAGTTGCTGTTAAGGGTGCAGGTGGTTCGACTAGAGCTGCTGGCGCAGGTTTTAAGGTCTTCTCTGGTGGCGCTCAGGCGGCTGCTGTAGGCGCTCGGGGCCTTGGCGCGGCATTGAGCACCGCGTTGGGCCCGTTGACTGCTGTGGTGACTGCAGCGGCAAGCCTGGGCCAAGTCTTTAATGTGCTGCGCCAACAGGATTTTTCAGAGGCAAAGGTTCGTTCTCTTGGCGTCAACAGTGACGAACTGCGGGGCCGGTTAAGCGAGGTCAGCCGGGAGCTATCGGGCCAGGCCAGCGTCCTTGATCTGACCGCTGCGGCTTACGACGTGGCATCTGCAGGCTTCAACGATGCGGCCTCGGCTTCCAAGATCTTGAAGGCAGCCAGCCAGGGTGCCACTGGTGGATTTAGCGACATCAATACCGTGGCCGATGCCACCACCTCGGTGTTGAACGCCTACGGCAAAACATCGGCCGATGCCGCGAAGCTGGTCGATGGCTTCATCCAGACGCAGAACGACGGCAAGATCGTCATCGGTGAGTATGCGGCCAACATCGCGAAGGTGGCCCCGGTGGCAGCTGCTTTGGGTGTCCCGCTGGAGGAAGTCAACGCCGCTGTGGCTCAGATCACCGCTGGAGGCCAAGGCGCGGAAGTCACGTTCACCGCACTGAAAACAGCTTTTTCGGCGGTAGCCGCTGGCAAGGTTGGTAAAGAGTTTGAGGCGCTTGGCGTTGAAATCAACAGCGCAACGCTGCAGAGCGATGGCCTGGCGGGCACGCTGCAGAAGATCAAAGACTCAGGGGCGGACGCTGGAACAGTTATCAAGGCGTTTGGCACTGAGGCTGGCCCGTCAATCCTGGCTCTGCTGAACGACACCGAGAAGTTCAACCAGCTTTTGGAGAATCAAGTCAACGCACAGGGGGCAGCCAAGAAAGCAGCGTTTGAAGCATCGAACACTATCGATGGCCAACTGAAACGATTGACGACGGCGTTTCAGAACCTGTTCACAGATCAATCGGAACTAGGCGTTGTCATCAAAGAGACGTTCAAGATTGCTGCAGTCACGGTCGAAACCTTGACCGCTGCCGTGAAGCTGGCGGCCGCACCGTTCCGCGCAATCTTTGCAGCCGTTGGCGAGATTGGATCGGCCATTGGCCAGGCCCTTGGCGTTGAGAGTCTTGATATTGCCTTTCAGCTTGAGGAAGGCTTCCAGCGTTTCCTTGGTGTGCTGAACACCATTTCGCAGGTTGCCATCGGCGTCGGCAAGGTGATCGGCAAGGCCATTGGTGGCGTAATCGTTACGGTCATCAACCTGACCAAAGGGCTGCGGACAACGATCATCGAAGGCATCGGCGGGTTGATCATGACCATCCCGCGATTGCTGGGCAGGCTTTACGACATGCTGCCGGACTTTGCTAAGGGCCTGATTGATCGGGTACTGGGCAAAGGCAAAGCCATGGTGATGAGCCTGGCTGAAATAGGCGGCGGGATCACCAGTGACATCACGCAGCCAACGGTGGACATCGCCAACGCAGTGAAGCAAACAGGCGGCGTGCTTGGCGGCGGCAAGCCAAAAACAAAAGAACAGACAGATGCTGAGAAGGCAAGAAAAGATCAGCTGGCCAAGAAAAACGAATTGTTGACAAAACTTGAACGTGAAAACAAACTTGTCACTGCAGTCAATGATAAAGCCAGGCGTCAACTTGAGCTTGATTTTGCGATTGCAGACCTAAAAAAACAATTCCCCAAACTGACCGAGGATGAACTAAAGCCGTTGAAGGATAGGCTGCGGATTAACCACGACACCGTAGAG